AGCTTGATGCAAAAAGAAGTAAGAAGTCAAAGATTGACTATGTTCTTACAAACTGCACAAAGTCCTGCTATTGCTCCTTTTGTTAAGATTTCTAAATTAGTAAGTGAACTAGCCTATAGCTTAGATTTAGATCCTGATGAGATTCTTAATGATCCAGAAGAAGCAGCTATTATGGCACAAATAATAGGTATGCAAAATGCTGGACAAAATACAAGCGAGGAAGCTCAACCCAATAGTCAACAACCCGAAGCAATGGGAGGTCTTGGCGGAACACCTCAAGCACCTCAAGAACTTGGAGTTACAGGTACTGGCGGTGGCAACATCGGAATTGGAAATGTACCGCAGTCAGGGGAGGATCAGTTCTCTGGAACGGTTGCTCCACCTACCAGAACAGGTTAAACTAATCTTAAAAGAGAATAACTAATGGCAAAGAAAAAGAAAAAATCTACAGAAGATCAAATGGGAAAACTTGTTGGAGTAGCGGTAAGTGTTAATCCAATTATGGGAAAAGAGGGAAAAAAAGACAAAAGAAAAAAATATCAGGAAGGTAAAGAAGTAAAATCAGTTCCAACTAGACAAGAATTATTAGATTCAGAAAAAATTAGTACAGAAAAACTTGATAAATTTAGAATGAAACTAATTGACGAAGCAACGGAAAGAAAAGATGCAGTTGATGCTCACTATCTTAGAAACGCAAACTATGACGAGCTTGAAGAAAAGCTCAAAAGAAGAGAAGAAGCAAAAAAAGAAGCAGAGCAAAGAAGAAAAGAAAAAGAAATGGAATACAACATGGATGAAGCTTTAAAAAAACATAAAAATAGAATACTTTCTGCTGAAGGCGGAGAAATGGATAGTCAAATGACTATGATGATGATGCCTGAAGAATCAAAAGAAGAAATGGATATGCTTCCAGATGATCAAATGGAAGATCAACATTTAGATTTTATAATTAATGAATCATTAGATAACGAAGAAGAAATGTATCTAATGGAACAACTACAAGCTGATGAAAGATTAAGCATGATCTTTGATAAGATTATGGACACAGCTACAGAATTTTCAGGATCTGGACCTGTTGAAGGTTTAGGTACTGAGGTCTCCGATTCGATACCTGCAAGGTTATCGGATGGTGAGTTTGTTATGACAGCTAAAGCTACGGATGAAATCGGTTCGGATAATTTAGAACGTATGATGAAAGACGCAGAAGAAGCTAGTGATAATCGACAAAGAGTTGCAATGGGTGGAGAAATTGAAAAAAAGGTAGACCGTTTTGGTAAACCTATTGATGAAGATTTAACCGCAGAAGAAATAAAAAGAAGCATGCTTTCTGTAAATCCACGATTGCGATAACAAACGATAGAGCTACCTTAGTTTACTAAGCCCTTTATCACAACATTAACCGAAAGGCTACCTTTACAAAAACAAACCCTGCATAAGTCGACATTAGCAGCCACTTTGTTTAGAAAGCCCTGAGTAGGAGTAAGATATGGCAACACAAGCAAAAGAAGCAAACCCTTATAACGCTAATAAGGATTGGCACAACCAAAAAGATAAACCATTTGTATCTGCAGACGGTGCATTTTTTGAAGAACCTAAACCTAAAGTTGAGGTTCAAGAAGAAGAATCAAAGCAAAGTAAACAGCAAACTAAAGATAAACCTTATAGTAAACCTGATTACAAAAAAAGATATGATGATTTAAAAACACATTACGATTCTAAACTTAATGAGTTTAAAGTTAGAGAACAGGAACTATTAGAAGAAGCTGCTAAAAACATGCCTCAATATACAGCTCCTAAATCTGAAGAAGACTTAGAAAAGTTTAAAGAACAATATCCAGATGTGTATGAAGTAGTTGAAACTGTAGCACACATGCGTAGTTCAGAACAAACAAAAGTTTTAGAAGAACGTTTGTCTAAATTACAAGAACGTGAAGCAGAGTTAATTGCTAAAGAAGCACAGGGTAAACTGTTGGATAATCATCCTGACTTTGAAGATATTCGCAATAGTGAAGAATTTCATAGTTGGGCAAAAGAGCAACCGCAGTCTATTCAAAAATGGATATATGATAATGCTAATGATGGAGATCTTGCAAGTCGTGCATTAGACTTATATAAACGTGATATGGGCATAGTTTCAGAAGCGAGTAAGCCTAAAAAGAAAAAGTCCAATAAATCTGCTGCTGATATGGTTTCGACTAAAACAACTTCAGTTGAACCGAAGCAGGATAAAATTTGGACTGAACGGGAAATAGCTGCAATGTCTATTCAAGATTTTGACAAGTACGAAGAAGAAATCGGAAAAGCAATTCATGAAGGCAGAGTAGTTAAATAAAAACTAACTTTTAATTTGATATAATGGAGAAGTAAAATGGCTTATAACCAATCAGATCAGTACTTTGAACCAAGTACCGATACTAACGCTAACTTTGCGAACTCCGTCAGTGGTCAAACTAATTCGTTTTTCCTTCCTGCAGTCTACTCTAAAAAGGTTCTTAACTTCTTTAGAAAGGCTTCGGTTGTAGAAGCGATCACCAACACAGATTACGCTGGTGAGATTGCCGCTTTCGGAGATTCCGTAAAGATTATAAAAGAACCTGAAATCACTGTGTACCAGTACGAACGTGGTGCAGACGTTACAGCAACTAAATTAACTGATCAAGAGTTGACTCTTGTAGTTGATACAGCTAACGCATTTAAATTCATCGTTGATGATATTGAAACTTCAATGTCTCATGTGAACTTTAAAGAAGTAGCTAGTTCATCTGCAGCATACGCTCTTCGTGATGCTTATGATGAAGGTGTAATTGCTACTATGTTCTCAGGTGTATCTGCATCAAGTCCTAACCACATTCTCGGTTCTGACAACGCTACTGACCTAGCAGCAGGCACATTTGATGGAACTGGTAATCTTGACATCGGTTTTGCAGCAAGTGAACACGATCCTATTGATGTGCTTTCGCACATGGCTCGTTTGCTTGACGAACAGAACATTCCAGAAGAAGGTAGATGGTTCTTAGCATCACCTGATTTCTACGAAGTTCTTGCAAGTTCATCGTCAAAACTTTTGTCTGTTGATTACAACGCAGGTCAAGGTTCTATTAGAAATGGTCTAGTCTCAAGTGGTAAGCTTCGTGGATTCGATATGTACAAGTCAAACAATATTGCAAGCACAACTAATGCTGCTGGCAAATGTATTGCTGGTCACATGTCTTCTACAGCTACTGCTCAGACAATTACAAGTACTGAAGTAATCAGAGATCCTGATAGCTTTGGGGATATAGTACGAGGACTCCACGTTTACGGTGGAAAAGTACTACGACCTGAAGCATTAGTTTCTGCTTTCTACGGTATAGACTAAATAGATTTGGGGGTGTAAAAACCCCCTTTCTTTTTTAGAGTATAAATTTTATTAACACTAACTTATCTTTTAAAGATAAAGGAGACACAAAATGTCAAACCCAGTATTTAAAGTAAGAGATACAGGGCGCAACTCAGCTAGAACAGGAGATGTTCAAGATATTGCTGACAACATATGTACTTCGTGGACTTCAGCTACAACAGGAACTATTGCAGTTACTGCTGACGCTACTTACGATGTTTCATTTACACAACCAGCCGATACTATTATCAGAAACCTTATCGCTATTCCAGCAGGTAACATTGTTACAGCAGGAGCTTCAGGCGATGATGTTGATTTTGATTTAGGTACTGCAGCAGGTGGTGGTCAAATTATTGATGAAAAAGCTATTCTTGATGATGGTGGATCAGCAGTAACTTGGACAGCAAACGCACCTTTGTATATTATTCAAAACTCACACGGACACGCAGCTAACGCTTTTGTAGGAACAGGAGTAACAGCAGGTGTTGTAGGAGGACCAGCAACTTCAGAAGCTATTGTTATAGCATCTACTCTGTATAGTGCTGCTGCTCGTACACTATATGCTCGTCTTAAGCCATTAGCAAACGATCTTGCTACGGCAGCTACAACAGTTACTTACTTAGTCGAGTTTTTACATCTCGGTTCAACCCCTGATTAAAAATGCCACAAATAGGTAACGATAAAAATCCTATGATCCTAAACGGCTCTAGTAAGCCTAAAAGCACTAGAGTCTTAGGATTGTTAGGTAACGCATATTCTGGTGAAGCAAAACAGAAGTACGTTGATAACTATGATCGTATTTTTGGTAAAAAGAAAAAGGGTAAATAATGGCTACAACATATTTAACACTAACTAACGAAACTTTAAGAGAGCTTAATGAAGTACAACTTACATCATCAAATTTTTCAGATGCTGTAGGAATACAAGCTTTTGTTAAAGAATCAATTAACAGAGCGTTAAATGATATAGCTAATGAAGAACCCCAACTACCTTTTTTTGCAGCAGCAGCTAGTGGAGACACAGATCCTTTTTATGGTAATGTAACTGTAGCAACTGTAAAAGGAACTCGATGGTACACTCTTAAATCAGGAAGTTCTAGTATAACTACAGACTATTCTTCTATAGACTGGGATGATTTTTATATTACAACAATTAGTGTATCAGGTGAATCAGCTCCATACGTTTCAAGAGGTTTAAAATTTATATCTTTAGCAGACTGGAGAAGATATTTAAGAGATTCAGAAAATTCAGATGATGCAGATGGTCAAGTACATGGAGAACCTCGTTATGTTATACGCAGTCCAGATCATCGTAAGTTTGGACTTAGCCCTATACCAGATAAAGTATATAACGTGCATTTTTATGCTTATGCTAAACCAACTGCTTTATCAGCACACGGTGATGCTATCATTCTTCCTGACCAATATGCTCCTGTTATATTAGCTAGAACACGTTATTATGTTCATCAGTTTAAAGAAAACTTACAACAAGCAGCTTTTGCATTAGATGATTATAAGAAAGGTATGAAGTATATGAAATCTAATCTTATTAATCCTCAACCAAAAAGCATGACAGACGATAGGATTTATTTCTGATGGCAGCTTCGCAACCATTTTCAGTTGCGTTGCAGGGGGGTTTAGATAAGTCTAGTAACTCTTTAGAACTTTTACAAACTCCGGGAAAAGCAACAAGATTAAAAAACTTTGAAGTCTCTACAAAAGGCGGATACAGACGTATAAATGGTTATACGCAGTTAGGAGATGGAACAAGACCTAATAGCTCTAACGAAATATTAGGACTACATGTGTACGCTGATGGAGTTATTGCTACTTCAGGAACTAATATATATTTTAGCCAAGATGGTAATAGTTGGTTACAAATAAATAGAGCAAGTGTTGCAGGTGGAGGAGATAACTACAGTACTTTTACAGGTCGTAGTGCTTCTGCAAGAACTTCACAAAGTAAAACACACTTTGCTACTTTTGAAGGAAATACAATATACGGTGAAGTAATTATTACTGACGAAGGATCTGGAGTAAAACCTTTTTATTTTAAAATGACAGGTACAGATTCTGATATAACAAACAGAACTTTTTTTGCAAAAGAAATAACAGTAAGTGGAACACATTATCCAAAATATTGTGTAATACACGATAAACATTTAGTAGTTGCAGGAGCAGCTACAGCTTTAAATACTATATTTTATAGTGGCACAAGTGACATAGATGATTTTACTTCTACAGGATCTGGTAGTATTGTACTAGATGATCAAGTAGTAGGACTTAAATCTTTCCGTAATGAACTATTTATATTTTGTAAAAACTCTATATACAAACTACAGAATATAAATAACTCAAGTACGATAGCTATTGTACCAGTTACTAAAAACGTAGGGTGTGTAGATGGTAAGACTATACAGGAATTTGCAGGTGACCTAATCTTCTTAGCTCCTGATGGTTTTAGAACTATTGCAGGTACAGCAAGAATTGGTGATGTTGAGTTAGGAACTATTAGTAAATCTATACAACCTGTTATAAATGATATTTTTAGCAGTACAATTACTTCTGAATATAGTAGTGTAGTGCTTAGAGATAAGTCACAATACAGACTTTATTATAGTGCTTCAAATGCTTCAACAACTAATTCAAAAGGAATTATAGGAACTCTTACAGCTAGAGGTTTTGAATGGGCTGAAGTACAAGGAATACAAGCTCCTGCAGTAACTTCTGGATTTAATTATTCAGGAAAAGAAAAAATATATCACGGAGACAGAGATGGATATATCTACAACCATGATACAGGAAATAGTTTTAATCCTGCAGGAACTGAAACAAATGTAGACGCAGAGTACCAATCACCTGATTATGATTATGGAGACTTTGGAACTTTAAAGACTTTAGATCATGTTAAAGTTTCTGTATTTCCAGAAGGATCTGTAGAGCCAACACTTAGAGTTAGGTTCGATTATGACAGTACAGACAGGCTTCAACCAACAGATGTAGGAATAATATCAGCAACTCCTTCTATATTTGGAGATTCATCAGCAGTATTTGGTACAAGTACTTTTGGTGCGCCAGAACAACCTTTAGTAAGAGCTACATTAACAGGAAGCGGACACAGTAACTTCTTTAAAATATTTAGTAATGATACAAATGCTCCTTACACAATAAATGGCTTATACATAAATTACAGACCATCGGGAAGACAATAACAACAAAGAGAGAATTAAATTATGGCTCAGACATATACCAGACAAAGTTCAATAGCAGATGGCGATACAATAACTGCTGCACTTTTTAACAACGAATACAACCAACTTTTAAATGCTTTTAGTTACTCTTCAAGTAGTGCATCATCTACAGGACACAGACACGATGGTACTGCTGGACAAGGCGGTAACGTACATACTATTGGTGATTTAGACTTCCTTAATAAAATTGTTGTTGATAGTACTAATAATAGATGGGGTGTCTTTGTTGAAGTATCTAGTGCTGCCGTAGAACAAATAAGAATACAAGACGGAGCAATAGTACCTGTAACAGATAATGATATAGATTTAGGTACAAGTTCATTAGAATTTAAAGATGCGTACTTTGATGGTACAGTAACTACGGATGCTCTAGTAGCTGATACAGCAGATATAAACGGTGGTACAGTAGACGGAGCTACGGTTGGAGCTAACTCAGCTAGTTCAGGTGCTTTTACAACTATAACAGCTAGTAGCTCTATTACAGGCTCTGGTACAGTACAAGGAACAACAATTACGGCTACTACTGCTTTTGTACCTGATGCTTCTGACGGTGCT